ACTTCTGAACGGCGGTTGCGTTCAATGAGTACTTTCTCGTCTTGTAGCTGTTGGATTTCCTTTTCAATCTCATCCAAGCGGTTGTATTCTTGGTCACGTTTAATAACCTCAACATCTGCAAGCAATGCATTAATTTGCTCTTGATTAGATGGGTACACTTCAATGATTGCTTTCCACGGCGATTCTGGTTCTGCTACTAAAGTGATTTTATGGACATGTCGAAGGTACTCGCCGTTATCAAGCAATATTTTTGTACCCTGTGCTTTAGTAATGCTGGAGTCATCCTTAGGTGGAATTACTGAAACTATTCTAGGCATTGCTATTCATCCTTATAAAGTCACCAAAATAGGCTGATCTTAGAAATTGCTTTATTGACTCAACAAGTTCACAAATGCTATTGCATTCAACTTCTAATGCTCCACACCTTACGGCGATAGGAAAGCTATAGTTATTGAAGTCAAATTTAAGAGGTGACAGTTGTTTAACTTCCTGTTCAGACAAATCAAATAAAATGAAATTTCTGTTAGTGGCTTTTGCAGCTACTGAATTCAACTCTTGTAAAATGCTTTGAACCTCAGCCTTTATTCTTTCACTATCCGCTGCTTTCTGAAGCCCAATTTCTATTGCCTCTTGAAAGCTAGTACATTCACTTGTGCTCATAACATCACCCGTCTAGTGATCCTGATCGCTGTGTTGGTTCGCCGTCTTCAAACATCATTAGAACTTCATTTAATTGGGCGGCTTGCTCAGCATTGATTTGAATGATTAAGCTATTCTGTTCGATAAGCTTATTGTTTTGTTCAGTCAACTTATTGTTATGGTCTATAAGCTTATTTGTCTGCTCTATCAGCTTAAGCACCACGTCTTGCAAATTTGAATCATTGCTCATTTTGATAACACCACTTAAGGTCATCCGGGATAATCAACATCACGCCCAAGTCTCTATGTGCATAGATGTTGATCTTATCCAGATATTTGGTGAATTCTTTAATGGTGGCCTTCTTGCTTTGCAGATGGTCTTTAATGAAGGTATTGACCAAAACTTGGTAATCCTTTTCAAGTTGACGGCGCTTAGGGCCATCGAATGCTTGAATAACATCTTTAAAGTTCTGCAAAGCCATGTACTTTTCTGCAGTCTCTTGCCGACCTTCAACATAGATCCGGGCAAGAAACTTTTTCTTAAAAAGTAAATGAAGGTCATCTTTTGAGTTACCAGTCTTTTGCTTGATCTGCTCAAGCCAAGCCCAGTAAAGCCGGTTTTGTGCGGCGCTCCTGTCGTCTTCCTTCTGGTTGATTCTAACGACTAAAGGCTTCCCTTCGTTCGCAGCTTTAGCATGATTATTATTGAGATAGCCAATTACATAGTTGATGTCAGAATGGTTCTTAATTGTGAATCTTGATTCCATTTTGACACCTCAATAAAAAACCACCCGAGGGTGGCTTAAACTCTTTCAAACTTAAAATCTTTCTTGGAGGTATATATTTTTGCTATATGCCTTAATGCTTCTTCCTCTGTGTCAAACATCATTGAGAAAGTTTTAAATTGGATCTTCTTTCCATTTGATAAAACATGATGCTTAAACTTGTAATCTGCAAAGTTTTCCCCTGACATTTTTCTAAAACCCATCAAGAAGAAACTTAGCTTCTCGCCAACATGCCAAATTAGATGTTCAGGGATGAAACGTAATTGATCACGGACCAACTCACGACAAAACGGATGTCGAACATGCTGATGGTTAGAGTTAATAATCCATTCAATCTCATCAAGGCGTTGCAGATATTCAATTAAACGACCAATTTCTTTAACTTCTTGTATGTCACTAAACTCACCAATTGGCGTTCTATACAATGTTGGTGTATCAATCCAATCAAACTCTGGCACATCAATTTCTAGGCTAATTTTCATTAGAATTTACCATTGATTTATAGAGTTAAATTATACCATAACCACATGATTTAATTAGAAAACATCGTCAGAATTTGTATCTATTTTTAACATCAATTCGGTCTTTTCTAACCACTGATCAAACAGCAATTCTGATTCTTGTCTTGTGCCTAATTCAAACTTATCAAATGCAGCATGGCAGACATAACACAATGGAACTGTGTATAAATCACTTGCCTTGATACCGCGTCCTTTCCCGTGTTTTGAACTATTAGAATGAGCCGCTTGTGAGTGAGGATAGCCGCATCTAACGCAGGGTAGTGCTCTTATTTCGTTTAGCCTCTTTGTTGAACGCATTTTCTAGGTTCTCTATTCTAGTTCTGAGAGTATTTACTTCACGCTGACATTCAGTCTTAAACGTATGACTGCTGAATAAATGGTTATAGTTTTCTAACCGGCTAAGATTACGTTTATAGATTTCTAAATTCTTCTTCGCTTCGATTGTGTCCATAGACTCACCAATCAGACCACGGGTTTAAAGGACGGCTTCTGTTTTTATGAAACTTCCATGCCTTGTAGTCTTGATACCATTTAATTAGATAACAAACAGGAATGGTTAAGAACATGACAACAAGAACGATAAAAGCAGCCATTGTCTTCTCCAAAAAAGAAAACCCCGTCAAACGACAGGGCTACAAACACTTAATCTTTCCACAATTTCTGCATTCTTTCTGATTGAACATGTCGGATTCATATTCCCAAACATGTATGCAAAAGACCTGCTTAATTATTCGGAGCATGTGAACCTCCAAAAAAATAGCCCTACGTTTAAGCATCGACTAGAAATCCAGTCCAGCACATCGGAATCCAATGTTCTAAGCTTGTAGGGCATAAAAGCAAAAAGCCCGCGATTAAGTGAGCTTTGATGTGTTGGTCTTCGGAAATCCGTAATACGACCAGTATAGAAAAACATTACCTTAAATCCGTTTAGCTGTCAATTGTTTAGCTTTTTACGGTACTGCCCTACATAGGAAGCTTTCGGAAATTGCAGAAATACTGAATGAGGAAAATCTCATTTTAATGGTGATTTTTACGACTTACCATTCAACTCATGTGCAGAATCATTTATCAATGGAGCTTGGTATGCATGGCAAGAAAAAGCCAAAGCTCAGGCGGTGCCAGAACACATCGTCACCCTACAAAGAAATGATGAGGTATTCAAGTTTGATTTGCTTGATTTGCTACGCAGATCGTTAAAGAGTTCAAAAGTAGTGAAGACACGTGAAAACTGGTCTCATGTTTCTAAGATGGTCGGGCTTGGATCTACAACCGCAACTCTCTTATGCAAAGAAATGAATGTAGATCCAGACGGAACGGTATTTGTAGCAAGCGAATCGGGAGCTGAACAATGAGCATAACTCTTAATGGTCACCAATTAAAAGGCCTTCTCGAATTTGTAAATCCAGATGGTGAAAATGATTTAGATCAACTTGAAACTGAACTAACTATTAAATTTTTTGAAGATGGGCACAGTGGCAAAGGCTATTACTTTTGGATGACCGAATATCCAGAGGAAGGCAGCATGTTGTTGGATGTTGAATCGGGAGATGAATGATGAGTGAATTATATAGTAGCCAAGCTGTCATAGATGTTCTTAATGAAAGAGAGCGTCAGATCCAGATCAAAGGTTGGACAAGTGAACATGATGATGTGTACAGCAAAAATGAACTTACTCGAGCTGCTGCAAGTTATACAACTAATGTTATCCACAGAGGGTGGACTTTCCTTGCTAAACCTGCTGGCGTCTACCAATCCGAAGAAGCGCCAGAATACTGGCCTTGGGATGATTGCTATTGGAAGCCAAAAAGCCCAAGACAAGATCTGGTTCGTGCAGCCGCTTTATTAATTGCGGAGATTGAGCGTCTTGATCGAGAAGTTAAAGCGGAAAGTAAGGAGGGGTGAAATGTTATTGACTACTGATGAAGTTGAACTAATCAAAACATGTGATGAAAGCCCTGAACAATATATTGCAGTTTTTCAAGGTCAACAGATTGGATATCTCCGCTTAAGACATGGTGAATTTAGAGTTGATTATCCTGATTGTGGTGATGAGACAATTTACTATTCACAAGAAATGCTTGGTGATGGGAAGTTTGAAGATAGTGAACGTGAGCACTTCTTATTGAAAGCTAAAGAGGCAATCGTTAAGAAGTTTAATGAAATGGAGGGGTGAAATGACAGCAATTGCGAATATAGGTAGTAACTTTGTTGTAGCGTTACCACCTTCGGACATCTGGCTTAATGACTCCCAAGCTGCTGAGTTCTTGGGATATCGAGATGTACATTTTAAGGCAGCAGTTTGCTGCCTACCAACCTTCCCTAAACCGCGCTATGTTATTAAGTGCGGTCAAGGAAGACGCTGGAACTTGGCAGAGCTATCAAACTGGTTGAATGAACAATCGGATGATGAGCCAAAGAAAGGAAGACCACGTAAACGGGGCTAATCAAGCCTCGTTGCAATTTCGCTTGCAGTAGCATTGTAATAGACCATCAAGCTTCTTAAGTCTTTATGCCCAATCATACGGGCCAAGTCTAAAACTTCTAATTTTCTTGCAAGACGTGTACAAGCTTCATGGCGTGTGTCATGAAAGTGCAAGTCAGTGATTTGACATCTATCTCTTAATTTACGCCAAAGCGTATCAAAGCTTTGGGAATTACAAGTAAAGACCTGCTTTTTATCAAGACCTTTTAATAAAGTAAGCAACTCAACTGCACGCTTAGATAGTGGTACATTTCGTTTAGTACCATTCTTTGTTTCAGTTAAAACTAAATATCTATCTTTTAAATAAACACGATCCCAAGTCAACCCAACAATCTCACCAGCACGCATTGCTGTTTCAATTGCAAAGAGAAAGGCAATAATAATTTGCTGAGTTGAATTCACAGGAACATTGTTATCCCAATTTGCTGCAAGACATAATCTATCAATCTCATCCTGAGCAATTCGTCTATCTCGGTGCTTTGATGGTGGTGGTAAAGTCAAGTCGGCCATTGGAGACTCTTTAATCCACTTCCATTCTTTCCGGGCAACAGTAAATAAAGAAGCTAAAATATTTGCTTCACGCCGGACAGTAGCCCCCTGCACTTCTTTTAATCGGGAGTCGCGCCATTGCACTAAATCGTCAGTTGTGACTTTGGCTAATTGTTTTTGGCATAGCTTTTTATACTCACGCTTGAAGAAAGCCATTCGCTTGACTTCATTCTCATGAGTTTTCTTTTTAATACTCACTTCACTTAAGTAGCGTTCAATAGCTTCTAGAAAAGAGTGATCTGGTAATTTGCCATGCGATTGTTCGCGTAACTGAGTCTCGCGTTTAGATGCCCAAGCCCTAGCTTGAGCTTTTGTATCAAAGGTTGAACTTTCGCGAATTCCGTTTACACTTATCTCGGCTCGCCATGTATTGTTGCGTTGTCTAAATGAAGCCATAATTTTGTGGCGTAATCTTGGCGTAATTGTGATAACCGAAATAATAGGAAAAAATAAGAAATAATAGAAGTACAGATTATTGGCTAATTTGGCATTTGATTGTTTTGTATGAAATAATAAGAAAAGATAAAAAAACCTAAGAAGTTGTTATTTTTGATCAAGTGCCCGCCGGGCGCACCAATTTATATATAATAACTTCATAAATTTATCTCAATTTCATAAAATTCCGACTATTTTACTTGGTTTATTAATCATTATCGCTCAAAATATACCCCTCTTTCATAATGTGAGAATTTCATGACTGATGCTTTGGTTTTAAGAGATTTGTCCAAAACATATCGTAATGGTTTTCAGGCGTTAAAAGGTATTAACCTCACTGTGCCTGAAGGTGAATTTTATGCGTTGTTAGGCCCAAATGGTGCCGGCAAATCAACAACCATTGGTATTATCAGCTCCCTCACGAAAAAAACTTCCGGAACTGTTGAGATTTTTGGACATAATCTCGATACTCATCCATCCTTGGCAAAACAGCAGCTTGGCGTTGTACCCCAAGAATTTAACTTCGGGCAATTTGAAAAAGCATTCGATATTTTAGTTACCCAGGCTGGTTATTACGGTATTCATAAAAAGATTGCCGAGAAACAAGCGGAACATTATTTAGAAAAACTTGGCTTGTGGGAAAAACGTAATATACAAGCACGTATGCTGTCTGGTGGTATGAAACGTCGCCTAATGATCGCCCGCGCCATGATGCATGAACCTAAACTTCTTATTCTAGATGAGCCTACTGCGGGTGTAGATATTGAATTACGCCGTTCTATGTGGGATTTTCTAACCGAAATGAACGAAAACGGTACTTCTATTATTTTAACGACACATTATTTAGAAGAAGCAGAAATGTTGTGTCGTCAAATTGCCATCATTGACCGTGGTGTCATTAAAGAAGATACCAGCATGAAAAGTTTCCTAAACCAGCTGAGTGAAGAGTCTTTTATTTTTGATTTAGCAGAACCAATTGCCCCACTCCAGCTCAATATTATTGGTGTGAAGTTCAACTTAATTGATAGTAGTACTTTAGAAGTAACAATGGATAAAGCACATACATTAAATGACTTATTCCAACTTTTAGAGTCACAAGGTATTCGTGTTCGTAGTATGCGTAACAAATCGAATCGCCTTGAAGAGCTATTTGTCAAAATGGTCGAGAAAAATCTTGAAGGAGCGGCAAAATGAACTTTAACCAACTGCAAATTGCCCTCTGGACTTTAGTTCGTAAAGAAGTACGCCGTTTTCTTCGTATTTGGCCACAAACTTTATTACCACCTGCAATTACCATGAGCTTGTATTTTGTCATTTTTGGTAATTTGGTTGGCTCACGTATTGGGCAAATGGGTGGCGTGAGCTACATGCAGTTTATTGTACCTGGCTTAATCATGATGGCTGTTATTACGAACAGCTATGCTAACGTGTCTTCTAGTTTCTTCAGTGTTAAATTTCAAAAGAGTATTGAAGAACTCATCATGAGTCCCGTGCCCTTACATATTATTTTATGGGGCTACGTGATTGGTGGTATTTGTCGTGGTGTCTTGGTTGGTGCCATTGTTACTGCGATGAGCATGTTCTTTACCCATCTTTT